AAGTTGCAGATTTTATTTTATCAATCTGAGTAGAGTACGGAGTAAGAGTAGCTGTACCAAGTTCGATATTTGACGAATCGTATTTAGTTGCCAAGGCGGTTTTATCGGCTTTAACAAGCAGAGCATTGTAAACCGTACCACTTGTGAGATAACACGGGCTGTTATTTTTTGGCTTGCTGTCAAACGGCATTGAATCGAGCTTTCGGGCAATACTCTTGTCTGTTTTATCAAGCCTTGCTCCGAGTGAATTTTGACCGCCTCTTGCCGTGGCTATTTCGGTTTCAAGTGCAATTGCCCCGTCTGTTGCCTGTTCAATCCCCTCGTCCATATGGTTGAGGTTGTCGGCATTGAGGGGCGGAGCAGAGCCGTTCACAAAGACAATTTTATTGTATTTGTTCATTTTCTTTTACTTCCTTTCCTAATCGTTTTTCGCCCTTTGATGTGAGGGCAGTTATAAATCCGTCCATTTTCTTATTGAACACAAATGTTTCGATTGTCGGCAAATCTTCAAACGGAGTTTTAATTGTGTACTTATCGCCTGCCTCAAGCCACCAATACGAAAACAGCTTAATTTTTGTCGGGCGGTATTTATATACATCACCAAAAAAATTAACAGAATTATATTTTGTGCCGATATCACTTGCTGTTGTTCTGCACCTCATCAAAATGTTATCGGAAACATACCACGAAAAATCGTTACTGTTGCCATACAAAAACGCTTTTTTATCAGCAAACTTAGCACTGTACATACGGATAGGCTCAAGTTCGTAATCTTCAAAGGATAAATCTTTGTACGAATCGATTGTTTCAACGGAAGATTGAGAATACAGCCTTTTAAAACGCATTTTTCCGTCGGCATCTATAACGGCAAAGCTCAAAGTTAATTCTGCATAAGCTTGGATTAAATCTGACAAGGTAATGTCCTTTATAACCTTTTCCACGCAGGTATCATCAAATTTCAGCGGTACACTAAAGACAGATAAGCTCGGCGGTGAAACCCCTGTAATTGCATAATCTTTGGCAAATTCTGCGATTATTGAATAAAAGTTCTTAAAATTATCGTCTTTTTGATAGTGCGCATAACCATAAGCAAAACTGCCGTCCTCGTTCTCTTTGCCTGCAAACCACAAAGACATATCCACCTTTGACATATCATAAAAAGCGTCATAGGCTGTGATTTTGACGATGTTACGCTGTTTTTTATCTCTTTGAGCCGACTGAATTTTACCGTAGAAAACAGGACATTCAACCGTTCCTGTTTCGGCAGGACAAATAAGAGTATTTGACGGGTACAAATCATCTGACGGATACAACTCTGATTCAAGATATGTTGCCGTTATGATGACCTGTACCGTCTTTCCTATCAAAGCCGAGCAATCATAATCAATGAGTTTCACGCTCATTTCAGAGGCTATGCAACCGCCGAATTTCAATTCTTTTTCAACGATTTCATTTTCAAGCGAAAAACTGTCAAGCACGATACTTTCACCTGTTATATTCTCAAAACTGCCGTCGGGGGAATGCAGGGCAACGGTGTTGTAAAGTGTGTTTGTTTTCAGCTTATCAGCAATTTCTTTAGATACAAGCATTTTTAAGAATCACCCCTTAATACTCAATCAGCTCAACAGTAATCGGCTGATAGGTTATATCATTCTTTTCGGCATCCATTACGGTATATTCAATATCGGGAATATAAAAATAAGAGGTGTAATAGCTGTTCGTTTCATCGTTCCAATAAGTTACCCTGCACTTCCTCTGTAACTTATTCGCCATTGAGCGGTTGATAATCGACTGAAAATCAATCTTTTCGTCAAGATGAAGAATGTGAGTTGAAAACGAAATTTTTGTTTTGTAATTTGGCAGCGTTGCCCTTTGAAGCGTACCGTTCTGATCTCGTTCCGCAGAAGTTTCAAGTCGCTGATTCGGAGTTGATGAAAATGCGGTAATGTACTTATTCGGCATTATGTTGTTGCCGAATTTAAGCAAATAGCCGTTATAATTTGACATATCATCCCCCCTTTATGCAAATGCGGATTTACCGTTGTGTCTGCGTCTGTAAAGCTCATCCTGTCTTATCATTTCTTCAAAAAGCGTTGAACCCTCAAGCTCGGCAGTAAACGAATAAGTGTTGCCACCGTTATTGCGAAAGATAATGAACATTTCATAAATGCGTTTAAGCAGGTCAAGAATTTGTGTGAGAATCACTGTATCCTGACCGCCCGAATTGTCGAGCATACCCTGTAACTTGTTAAGAGGAGAAATAACCTCAGGGTTACCGCTGTTAGCACCTGCGTTATCGCCGACAACCGCAAGTGTCGGAGCTTTAACAATACCGCCTTTTGCAAATTTTCGTGCCGGTGATTCCGTGGGTTCTTCAAATCTCGGAATGAGAGGCGGATTTTCAGGCATTGAAAAACTCCAATCCTGTCCAAAAGCCGCTCCGATAATACCGGCTATTCCGCCGATTGAATTAACAACACCCGAAACGAAATTATAAATACCTGTCCACAACGCATTTATGCCGTCAATGATAGCGTTTATAATAAACTTAAACACGGCACAAATGCCGTCCCAAATACCTTTGAAGAAGTCGTAGATACCCTGCCATGCTTTTTTCCAATCGCCTGAGAAAACACCTGTAATGAAGTCAATAAGACCGCCGAATGTTTTCTGTATAGAGGTAACCAACCCACCGATAAATGTAAACACATTATCAAACACCCTTTTTACGGCATTGAAAACATTCTGAAATATAGGTCCCCAAAAGCTGACAAGCCAGTTTACAAACGGTGACAGGAAGTTATTCCACACGGTTGAAACACAGTCTGCAACCTTGCCGAAGAAGTTTATTGCACCCTCAAAAACAGGCTTCAGCCAGTTTTCCCAAGCTGACTTTACTATTGCTACGATAAAATCCCACGCAGGCTTAATCCATTGATTGTAAACATTCATCAGGGTTGTGCCAATGTTGGTAAACATATTGCAGATATTCTGAAAAATCTGCTGTCCGTTGCCGTTCCACCAATTACTGATAATTGTTCCGATATCTCCGAAAATTTGACCGATAAAGTTAAACACATCTGCAAACTGCAATTGTAAATTTTCGAGAAATTCAGTGATTGTTGCACCGTCATTTTCAGTCCATTCAACAAGGCTTTCGGTTGCAGTTGAAAACGCACCCGAAACAACTTCGCCGACTGAGCCCGCAAAGGTTGTAAGATCGCTTAAAAGATTGGAAATTGATTCTTCCATTTGAGGGCGAACATTGTCAATTGCATTGCCTGCAAGTGTACCGAAATTATCAAAAAAGGCTGAAAGGTTGTTATAGCCGTTTGTAAGATTGTTGCCTATGGTGTTGATAAAGCCGATAATCTTTTCCCTGTCTTTTGAGATCCACTTAGCAACACCGCCTGAAATGGTCTGAAACGACTTTCCGCCGATTGTCGCAACCGCTCCGAATGCAGAGCCGATTGCCCCGAGTTTTGCAGAACCGACCTTTTGCATTGTGCCGAATGCCTTTTGAACTATGGGAACAGCATTATCAAAAACGGTCTTGCAGTTCTTGCCTATAGCTGACCAGTCAACCTTGTTAATACCTTTCTGTACATTCTCGACAAAGCCTTTGAATCCGCTTTTTTCGTATAGATTTTTGAATGCCCCCGAAAGGTTTTTGCTTGTGTCCTTGACAACATTCTTTGCAACAGCTCCGCCCGATGAACCGCCCGATGAGCTTTTTGATGAAGATGTATCTGACTTTGAAGAACTATCGGTACTTGAAAGCACATTCAGCTTATCAAAGCCCGCAACACTTCTCTTTGCTTTTTCGGAACTTTTCTGAACATTATCAAGTGACTTTGAACTGTCATCTGCCGTATCCGTAAGGCTTTTGGCAGAATCGGACGCAGATTTGATATTGCTTGCGGTGTTGTTGCCTGTATCCCAGCCGAAGACCTTTGAAAGCGATTCAACCGCACCTTTGGCATATTCCGTTAAAGTTGCAAGTGCGGAACTCAACCGCTTTACAACCTGAGTTGCCACCTGAAGAATAGGCTGACCGACTACGGCAAGGAGCTGTTTCCAACTTTCTCTGAGGTTGCCTGTTACATTCTCCCAACCGTCTGCTTCACGGCTTGCCTGTCCCATAGCACCCGAAAGCTGATTAGCGTCCTTAACCATTTGCAAAAGCGTGAGCTGTTTCTGCGATTCCGACAAATCCATAAATGACTTGCCATACAACTTATTAGCCGCCGCATTTCGTGTGGTTTCAGTACAGGACAAACCGAGTGCGGCATCATTTTCAAAGTTGCCTTTGAGAAACGATTTCAGGCTTTCTGCGGTGTCTTCAAGCGAACGGTCATAATATGCGGCACTGTCGGCTGTTACCTGCAAAGCCTCCTGCATCATACCCAAAGCACTTGAACTGTCCATACCCGTAGTTTTTGCAAAGGCATAAATGCTTGTGCCGACACCCTGTAATCGGGTTTCAAGAATACCGCTTTGATCGGCAACGCTCTGAATGGCTGATTCTGCCTGCGACTGCATTGTACCGAATGTCTGCTCAAACTGCGAATTTGCCGCATTGACTTCCGCAGCCGATTCAATGCACTGCTGACCGAACTCCTTGATTTTAGCAACAGAAAAAGCGGCAACCACAGCCATTCCTATTTTCTTAAACGAAGATGAAACCGAATTGCTTAACTGCTCACCGCTGCCTTTGATGTTTGAAAACTCTTTCTCGGTTTTCTGAGAAACGCCCTCCGCAACCTTTGAAAAGGACTGTTTCATATCCGTGCTTACATTTTCAAAATCTTTTGAAAGACTTGAAAACGCCGAATCAAACTTTTTTGTAATTGAATCGGAAATCTTATGCAATGTTTTGGAAATATCATCACCTGTAAGCCTGACATCAAGCTCAATTTCACCCGCCTTTGTCGCCATATTCACCACTTCCTTTCATTTTAGATTCTTTAAAAACAGGCATAAAAACAGCGCACACCGCTATGATGTACGCTAATAAAATTTTGCAAAAGAACAGCCACCCCATTTGGGGTGGCTTTTTGTTTTAGTTGTTGAGTTCGTAGTATTTGATGTCGATTTTCGGAAGTGACACATTGTTGCCCATTACGGTTTCATATGTATAGTCGCCGTCACAAGTTCCCCAGAATGTGATTACATCATCTTCAAGGAGTTTGTCCGCACCGTCAGGAATTTCTACAGTTGCGTAGATTGTATCAGTCCACAATGGTTCATCAAGATACTCATTTTCTTCTTTGGTTATATTGATTCTCAGGTCAACCGAATCGCCCCAGCCTTCCTGAACCTGAATAATCTGACCTTCAAACTTGTAGTCATTACCTTTGTACTTGTCAGGGTTTCTTGAAAGAGTTTTAAAGTCGACTGTTTTGCAACCGTCTTTAAATTCTTTTTCAACCTTCTTCGGGTCTTTAGTAGGCTTTTCTGTTGCAACTTCTTTTGTGGTCGGTGCTTCTGTCGCTTTTTCAGTTGTTTTTTCTGAACTCTGATTTGCAACAGTAGTTTCCTGCTTTGATTTGTTTGAACCGCTGTTACCGTTAATTGCACCGTTTACACCGCCAACAATCATAATAGCAACAACGATAATAACCCAAAAATACCAACGCTTGTAAATTTTCTTCTTCGCATTTACAGGATTTACGGTTGCCGAGGTTGAATCGTTTCCGCCAAAGCCTGCACCGCACTTGTCGCAAAATTTTGCATCGCCCTTTAATTCGTTTCCGCAATGTGGACATTTCATAAACATACACTCTCCTTAATAAATTTGTTAGTGTATGTTACATTTTATCACTATATATTAACATTGTCAAGAATTTTGTAGATACAGTGAAAATTATGTACAAATTTACAGATTGGCAAAAAAGTTTTGAAATTCTGCAAGAACGGTGTTCATATCTTCGTCTGAACAGTGCTTTACATTCCTTGACCGCCATTTGTTGCGGATTTTATGCTGTGACGAAGTAAAGTTTTTCAAGACTTCTTTGTCGGTTTCAAGGCGAATTTGAACCGTTCTTGCAAGCGGTGTTTCGGGTCCTAAGCCTTGCAGAAGTGAGCAGAACTCATTCCAACTCATTTTAGCAAAATCCTTTGAATAAATGCTGACCCCGTACTCCGAGCGAAAGCTTGACACGATTAAATCAAAGTCATCAATCAAATCGTAGCCGGGGTCTGAGCTTCCCCCTCGTCAGTCAAATCGCCTGTTGCAATTTTGGCAGATTCGCTGATAAGGGCGTTGAAATCGTGCATATTCAGCTTTAACTTTTCAATCTTTTCTCTCTCGGATTCATCAAAAAGAAGATGATACATTTCGATAACATCTTTACTTTTACCGTTGCCGTCCTCAAAAAGTGCCGCAACTTTGAGCATTGAAACTGCGTCATTGTTGATTGCAAGGTCAACATTTTTAACTCTGACACTCGGCTTTTCCTCAAAATTAAGTTTGTCTGTAATATCAATTAACTTTGACATAATCGTTCATTCCTTTCGTTTTTTAAGCGGCTGCTGTATATACGGGTTTACCGTTTGACATAACTTCAAATTCAAGCGGAGCAACACCCGTGCTTGCGCCTGCACCGTTTGATGTAACGGATACAACTGCATTTTTAAAGAGGACGGTTGCACCGTTGGGGAAGGTCCACATAAACGAAACTTCTGTCTTTCTGCCGTTTTCAAATGCAAGGGCGGCAATCTGGTCATTGCCTGCGTCACCGATTGTACGCTTGCCCTTTACCGAAATTGTGATTGACTTTGCTGTCATAAGCCTTGACTTCCAGCCCTCGTTTTCAAAGGCTGTCCATTCCTCGACACCGTTGTCAAATGCAACAGAAAATTCTTCGCAGTTAGCAATATTTGTCGTGGCGGATTCTGTTCCTGCCTTGCCAACCGCAAACTGATTTTCATAGCACGGGAATACTCCCGATTCAACTTTTGCCATAAAATTACTTCCTTTCGTAATAAAATTTAACTTCAATGACCTGCTCATACACACCCTTGTCGTCTGTTCCCACATCAACGGGTTCTTCCGTGAGCAGTTCGATTATATAGATTTTGTGTTCCTTAATTTCAACATTTTTAATGTCGTAAAGCGTTTCGTAAAGTCTGCGTGCAAACTCCTCGGTTTCTCTTGCGTTGTCGGTGTAATGGATAAGCAAAGACACGCTTATTGTATCGTAGGTACTTTCACCGCCGATTGCCCTTGTGGGTGTTCCCGACTGCTTTAATGAATACACACCTATTGACCTGTCCTGCTTATTGTCGAGTTTACCGATGTAGTAATGCTCGGCTGAGGTAACGCTTTTGAGCCAATCTCTGATGTCCGATAAGTAAATCAAAGTCCTGCTTCCTTTCTGTATAATCTTGCAAATGCCCGACTGCAAAAATTATGTCTTGTACCGCCTTCAAGCCACGGTGCAAACCATTTACCGCCGGCGGCAATGTTTTCCTTACGGCTGAAATTATACTCGGGATGAAAATACAACCGCCTTGCATACGGAGTGCTTGACACGATTTTAACCGTGCCGTTCCAACTCTGCGCACAATCTTCAAAGGTATTTTCGTTCTGAAGATTACCCGTATCAAACGGCATTACCTGCGTGTTTTTCACCTGTTTAAGAAGTGCGTCACCTGTCTGTTCAAGAGCCTGTTGCTTTGCCCTATCAAGCTGTTTTACAACAGGCATATTGAGTTTGATTTTTGATGATACCGAAAATCCCATTAAATCACATCCAATTCCGTAAAATTAACTTTGCCGTCGGGGTTGCGGTGTTTTGTACCCTGTACGATGTTTCGTTTTACGCCGTCAAGGATTACAAAGCCACCGCTTAAAGTGGGGCTGTCGGAAGCAATGTCGCCGTCAAAAAGCAAGACAGCCGACACCTGAACAATTTTCTGCTCTTTGGTATAGACCGTCTTTGCCTTTGACTGCACATTGCATACAGCATTGCCTCCGCAGCGGAGATTTGACGGATAAAGATTTTCGGAGGGATACAGGTTTTTGCACTCAAATGCGATAACAGGAGAGCCGTCCTCAGTTATTCCCTCACCGTAGATTGTGACCTCGACAGGAGTTTTGCAGAACTGCTTTTTTACAAGTGACGGAAATTTCACGGTTTTCACGCACCTTTCAGATTGCAGGATAACAAAGTCCTGTTGATTTTAGCAACGCATAGAGGTCGGCAGGAATTGCCACTCCACTGATGCACATTAAGTTCCAGCTTGCACCGAATTCCATTGATGTGCCGTTGATTGAATAGCTTTTCAGATAGGAAGAAATCATATCGGCATTTTCTTCTTCAAAAGCAGTAAGTCTGCTATGCACTCTGCCGATGATTCTCTTCTGCATTTCCGAAAGTTTTTCAAAATCAATGCGGTTAAAAGTCAGAACATCAATGTGTTCGGCAGAGATAATACTGTTTTCATCTCCGCCCTGATGTTCAATGTAATCGGCATACATAGATTTACTCCTTTGTGTCTGACTTGGTACTCTCTTTAAGTTTTTTGTTTTCGGCTTTGAGCTTTGAATTTTCTTTCTTCAAAGTATTGTAATCATCAACAGAAATTTTCTTGCCTAATCCATATTCTTTGATTTTGCCGTTGTCATCCTGAATATCATAACCACGGGATACATAAGTCTTAGCTTCCTCGTCTGTGTTGACTGTATATGACTTATTGTCTTTGATTGCTTTCATTTTTTCTCACCTCGCTTTAAGCCTCGGCATGAATGATTACGCCCTGCTTCATAAGTTCGTCAATGGCAAAAGTACCATTAACTTTTCTGTTCTGATATATATAATTATCAGCTGTTCGGCTGTCAGAACCCGGAGTATAGACATTGATATATGAATACTTAACTCTTGACACCTGTGCTTCCGGGTCAATAAGAATATAGTCAATCTGCTTAGCTGAGCTGTCAGCAACACAACCGTTTGTAAAATCAAACAAAGACTTCATTCTTGAGCTTGGCACTTCTACAATCTTATCAATATCATCAACGGAACGAACACGGCGGTCAATGCCCTTTGCGGAACTGATTTCAAGTGTTCTCTGAATACCCTCTGCATTCTTCAAAAGCTTTTTGTACTGTGGTGTCGCATAAAGAATAACCCTGTCGAGCGGTACACCCGCTTCGGCAAAAGCCTCAAGGTTATCGTCAAAATCTGCAAGCACATTCGCCGCAGTTAATGCAGTAGTTTTTACTGTTGCACCAACTCGCTTAGCTTCTGTATAAAGCTTGCTGTAAGTATAACAGTCGAGTTCAGGTATAGCCTGTGTTTTTTCAAAGCGTGTCTGAATATTTGCGATAGTCACTACCATATTTGTTTCGTCAACATCAATAGGGTCGATAGCAAACTCAATATCTCTGTCGTGGTCAAGGGATTTGGTTTCGTAACCGTTTGAATATGTACCCAAATTAAAACCGCCTGCACCTCTTGTATGGTCTTTATAACCGCTGACCGAGAGTTTCGGAATTTTAATATCCTTACCGTTGATAATCTGAATGTCAGAGTTTGAGTGGTAAAGGTCATCGCAAGTAAGGGCCTGACCATACAATTCTCTTAATACATTACTGAAAATAGTTGCGTATTCTAATACTGCCATAATTATTTACCTCTTTTCTTACTTTTTAGATTTGATGCCGAAAATTCCTCTTAAGGCATCTTCTGTTAAATTTTTGTCGCTGTTGCCGTCACCGCCGATTTTCTTAACTCCTGTGCCGTTCTCGGCAGGTTTGCCCTTGAGTGCGGGAATATCGTCAAGCACCTTTTTAACAGCCTCTGTCAGCTTTTCCGCATTGACCTTGCCGTCTGTCACAGCTTTTGAAAAGTCTGCAATTTTAAGCACATACGGAACGGTTGCAATGTCAACGCCCTGTTTTACGGCTTCGAGGGTTGCCGACTGGTTGACTTCTGCCATAAGCTTTGCGTTGTTTGCAGATTCAACTTCCGACTGCATTTTTGCAAAGTCGGGAGTGTTCTCGGCTTTCTGCTTTTTAAAAGCACCGATAGCCTCTTTCATCTCATCGGCTGACAATCCCTGCTCCTTAAAATAAGACTTCAACACGGTGTCCTCTGTCACGCTTTGTTTGCCTGTAATAAGGCTTGCGAGCTTGTCGTAATCAAAGGCAGGAGCGTTTCCCTGCGGTGTTCCCTGCGGTGCAGGTGTCGGTTCATTGGGGGTTGGTGTTGGATTTGGTTCTGCCATTTTTTTCATATCCTTTCAGTTTTTCGGGTGTCTCCCGTAATCAGTTTATAGAGTGTCTCTCTGTTTCAGTTTTGCACGGTGTCTCCCGTAGTTTAATGTCTTCGGACAATAAAAAAGCACCTTACATATTCGTAAAGTGCTTAATCCGCTTTTTCTGTTTTTTCTGTTTTAACTGCTTTGGCTCTCGGCTTTTTGGGAGCGTCAGACTTGACCTCTTCTGCAAAACCGCCGTCAATGAGTTCCTTTGCTCTCTGCTCGGAGCATTCAAAAACTTCATTCACAGGTCGGGTTACATAGCCGTTCTGCCTGTCATTAAATGCTGTTGTTACTCTGATTTTCATTCTGTCACCACCTTTCTAAACTGGTCGAAATCGACGGGTTTAAATGCAAAAAAGCACCCTATAATCAACATTGCTGTCGATTATAAAATGCTCAATTCGTAATTTTATGCTGTTTTTGTGAATTGCATATAACAAAACCGCCCTTTTTACGGAGCGGTTAGATTATGCCACTATCTTTTAGATATTGCATTTTTTGTTTCTCTCTAAGCTTACTGTAAAGTGCTTCAGCATCTTTAGCTTCTTGTGGAGCATCTTCACGCAAAGTGACATTTAAACCATTTGTTACAAGGTACGGCTTAAACGCATTCCATAGAGATTTTTGTTCTTCAGTTTGTATCAATCTCATACCATCATCACCCTAAAAGTTTGCTGACTCTGTACTCGTTATACACTTCATCCATAGCTTTATCTTTTAAGCATTCAAAAGCATACTCACTTATATCCTCTATATTATAACCGTTATTTATCAATTTTTCAACCTTTGGAGCATAAATTTTATTAAGGTAATCGCAATATTCAAAATAATCGTTAATACTTCCGAATTTTGCTCTGTAATTTTTAGCGTCTTGCCAATGAATCAGTTCGTGCAGAATTGTACTCAATCTGTCTTGCGGACAAGCCAAGTTTTCTTGTAAGCCTGACAAATCACTTGTTGAAAAGTATGCTGAATTGACATTTAGAACATTCTGCATTGGCATATATGAAGCAATAGCATTTACTCGCATTTCTTCGGGAGTGACAATACAAATTTCAGGCTTTCCGCTTGTTTCAACCTCTCCGAGCATATCAAACGCTTTTCTCACTTGCATATCAAAATTATGAAGTTCTTTTCGTTTTAGCTTTACCTTATCTGAAATATAAACATTATCACACAATGTATTTGCCTTGTGGGTATCAATTGTAATTGTTTCGCCCTCAATTTTGCGTTCAAAAGTTTTTGATATATCTTCCTTAAAAACAGGTCTGTAATATTTTTGTTCATCAGTCTTCAAAGAAAATCGTTTTGCCTTTTCTTCAAGCGTATTCGCCCTATCGTGCCACTCATCGGCTCGGGTTTGAGCTATTCGTTTATTGTCCTCGTCAAGACTGTATTCGTCACGGCGGTCAAAGCGTTCTGCCTGTCGCTGTGCATACTGCTGTTTTTCCTCAATTTCTCGCTGACGGTCAAGCTCTTTGATTTCATCTTCAGACAACGGTGCGTCCAAATCATCAAGTTCGGGATAATATGTACTTGTGCTGTCCTTACACCTCGGATGAAACAAACCGTTCTTGATTGCGGTTGAGAGGAGCGGATAGTTTCCGTCTGACTTTTTGCCGTTTGAATAAACATCGTCAATAAACACCTTGCCGATATATTTTGCACAATCGGGGCAACCGCCCTGTCTTGAGTTCACAACAACAAGGGATACTCCCCATTCGGCTCGCTTTTCGCCCTCGCCACGAAGATAGGCTCTTTTGTTGGCTGTTTTAACCGCCATATCCGCATAATCAGAGAGCGTGTGCCTTGCACCGTTCTTGTATTCCACACAATTAAGACCTGCGTTGAGCATATCTTTGCAAGCTATATCAACGGCTTTTTCGTATGTAACCGCACCCGTGTTCATTGCAACCTGTGCGTTAAAAATCGCCTTGCGGTACTTGTCGTTGCTCATACGCAAAACTGCCGTTTCTGCCCTCTTTAAATCGTCTGTGGTCGATTTTATGAGTGCATCAAGTTTACGGCCATTCACCTTAAAAAACTCGGCTGTGCTGTGTGCTGACGGCTTTTTCGGAGCCTTGAAACCTTCCTTGACAGCTTCAAGAATTTCTGCCTCCTGACTTGCATTTCCGTCAGCTTTGGCGGTGCGAATCATCTCTTCAACCTTGCCGTTAATGGTTTTGAAACGCTTGCCAAATTTCTTTGCGTTGTGCTTACGGTACTCTTCAAGACTTTTGAGCTGTTCAGCCTGCCATTGTGTCCAGTTGTAACCCTCTTTGGTTTCTTCGGCTCTGTGACGGCTGAAATTTCTCATCATGCTGTCAATCAGTTCATCTTCGATTTTTTCAAAGGCTTCTCTGATATTGTAATCACTCATTGTTTACCTGTGTATCATTCTGTTCGGGATTGCTTTCGGTTTTTTCTGCATTATTTTCCGCATTTTCTTCATCATCTGCGTTATTGTCAGGTTCTTCTGTGTCGGTAAGGTCCACATCGTCAAGCTCCGATTTTTCTTCTTCGCCTGCGATGCCCTGTTCCTCTTTAATTCTCTGCACCTCTTCGGCTTTCCAATCCTCCGACTTGCTGTCGCCGTAAAGCTCGTCAACCGAGGTTTCAACTGACATCAAACCGCCCTGTCTTGCTTTTGACACGGTTTCAACCTGACTTTCAAAGCTCGGATTTGCATATTCGCCGAAGTTTACGGATACTTCCAAGCCCTCAACAATACCATTGCCGTTAAGTTCACCGTCTGCATTGAGTACAACTGCAACAAGGCTTTGAAGTGCGTTCTGCGTAATTTTCACAAGGTTCTGCCTTGTGTAAAGGGTTGTCTTTTCCTTTTCACGCTGAGCGTCTGCATTATCAAGCTTCTTTGTATCAATGCCGAGAGTTGACGGCGATATAATGCCCTGTAAGCAGAGGTCGAGGGCAGTAATGTATGAACTCAAATAGCTTTCGTGCTGAATCTGCGGACTTTCGGTGTAAATCCTGTTGCCGTTGCCGTTTTCAGACATATCGTTGCCCACGGTGATAAATCGGTTGTCAAACGGATTTGGCGATATCGGCTGACAGGTTTCGGGATTTCTCGGAACAAGGCAATCAGGCACATACTGCTTTGTTCGGCAGGCTCTGAGTGCGTCCATCCACTGTGACCACACTTCATCAAGGCTGTCGAAAGCGTCTGTTTTTATGCCAATAATGCCCGCACCTCTGTCCTTGTGGCACGATTTGCCGTAAAGGACAGGTACAGCCCACATATATGATTCGTCAAATGTAACGCCCTTTGAATCAATCCATGAAAGAGCGTCAACCGTGTGCAGGTCAATCTCTTTGCCGTTGTCATCGTACAAAGCATAGTGAATATAGCCGTAACCGTATGTTTCTTCAAAACGGTAACGGCGGTGTTTTTGCGTGTAATCGGTGTAAAACTTAACCTCTCGGATTCTGCCGCGCACATATGTAAAGTCGATGTTTTCGGCAGGATACCATTCAACAATCGGAACATCTGATACAGCCGTGTCAAAGCTGACCTTAAAAGCACCGTCACCGACAACACATAGGTCACGGAGCATTTGCTTAACCGTGTCGGATAGCTTGTTCTGCTTTTCAATGTCTTCCCAACGCTCTGCATAAGCGGTTGAATTTTTACTTGTAACATCTGTGCCGTTGTAGTCGGCAATTACGATATTCACAAGCGTTTCGCAGATGAGTGCCGGCAAGCCCGTGTGTATTTTACGGATTTCAAGCCCCTTTGTGCTTTTTGCCGCCCAAAACATAGTTTTGTTTGTATCAATCTGCCTGTACAGCTCCGCAAGCTGTCTGCTGTTGCCCCAATACCAAATGCGATTGATAAAGCACTCGGTCAGATGATTGCTTGTTTCGGTGACGGTAATTGTTTTGTCGCTTGCAGGAGTAATCTGCAAAAAGTTTTTAATTCCAGATCTGATAGATTCAGCCATTCTGTTAATCAGCCCCATTTATTTCACTTCCAATAATATTTTTAAACGGCAGCCACGCATATTGACCGCTGTTAATGCAATGGTCGTGACCGTCCTCGGGTGTGTTGTCTTTATCCTCTCGCCAGCTGTAAATTTCAAACTCGGCAATCGTGTTTTTACAATGTTCAAGCACAAAATAACAGTCGGTGGCAAGCCAGCCGAGTACAAGATTGATTCGGTCGATAATCTTCGTTTTCTTCCATGCATTTGCAAAGTCATAGACACAGCCGTGCTGTCGCTTATACTTTTGAAATTCGGTAATAGTCGCTTGGTCGGCGCTGTCAATAAAAGCCGTGCGTGCAAAGCCCCATTCATCACGGTTGCGGTCAAGAAAATCAATAAAATTCTTCACCGTGTCACTCGGGGCAATAGGCGTTTGCATTTCAGCGTTGTTATAAACTCTTTCATCAAGCTGAACACACTTGCCGTGATTGGTAATGCCGTAAAATGTCATTGCGATAGTGTCAGGCGACTTCTGCGAATAGGCGGTATCAAGACCTGCGGTGAACTGAACAAAGTGTTCTGACTTGCGGTTACAGTTCAAAAACTCTCCTGCCCACTCTTTTGATTTGATATGTCTTGCCCTCTCAAAATTCGGGAACACAAGACCTGTTGCTCTGCCTCGCAAACCTAAGATTTTATTTTTATAGAGCTTTGTACCTTTCGGTGCAGAGTTCTTTTTCTTTTCAATCTGTTCGGGTGTAAGACTTAAATTGTCGGCAAAAGAAAAGAACCAATACCGCCAATTCAGTACAGGTTCTTCGGTAAGCTCCGCCGTAATCTCGGGAGGAACATCGTTTTCATATTTTTTAAAAGGACGGGAGCGGTTGACAAACTCCTTATACACAGGCAGGCTCGGATCATCGGGATTCAGCGTTGCAAGCATATAGTCATTACGGGTTGACATCTCTCGTATAAACTCGATATCGGCGGTGTTGATTTCGTCAATATAAACGCACCCAAACTGCGCACCGAGAACCATTTCCCACTTATCCCGACTGCTGTAACCGAGAATATAGATAATTTTGTCCTCAAACTTGATATGCGGCAGCTTGTAGTCCTTGTCGCCGTTGCCGCAATAGACAGCGTTGCGGTGCAAGTCGAGAATACCGTTATCCTGCTGAATTATAGTTTCCTCAGCCTTGCCCGTAGTTTTGGCGGCAATTGCGTGAAGCTTCTTCGGCGACTGCGACACCATTCGCATAAACTTAACGCCTGCTCCGACAGTAGTTTTTCCAGACGCTGTAGTTCCTTCAAGAAATTCAGCCGACACATTTGTTGTGTTGATAAAGTCGATATACTTTTGTGACAACGGGAATTTGTTACTCACTCAATCCCTCACCACCCAACTGTCTGAACACATCGGATAGTTTTTCGGACTGCTCAACCTTTGCGTCAACCTTAACGGTGTATTCGCCCGTCATCTTGTTGAGCGTGTCAATCGCCCTGATTCTGTCGGAGGTGTCCTGCCCGTCATTCCTTGCAATGTCGGACAAAGCAACCTGTCTGTCCTTTGCACTCATAATGCGCTCGTCCTTGAGCTTATCGGAAAGCTCCTTGATGTACTCTGCAACTCTCACATTCTCTAACAATTTGCAGGCATTGGCATTTGCGTAATTCTCGGAATATCCCGCCATAATGGCACTCTGAACGGTGTTACCGTTCTGTGCATAATATTCCGCAAACTTCCTCTGCCTTGCATTTAATTTGTCTTTCACGGTATCACCGCCCTTTCTAAAAATAAGCAAAAGAAAAGACAGCACATTTCTGTACTGTCTTTAAACACAGGTTTCCGGAGTTGCACCGGAATCTGTAAAAACTGTTTTCCTATTTAAACTATCCCCTGCGTTTATAATATTATATCAATAAATTTCTAAATATTCAAGTGTTTTCTTTTTCTTTCCCATTTATTCAATAATACACTTACATATTTCTGTTCTTTATCAGTCAATTGACGATCTCCAATTCAATTATGTTCATAACCCAAATGGGTATGTGGCATCATTCCATTATGAGGTCTACCTTTAACGTCAATTTGTTTTATTCTTTCGCCGTAGTTGTCATAAAAAGTAACACTTTTGATGTTGCTCTGTTTGTCAAGAGTAGCATACACTCTATTTTTTGTCATAGTTTCCATAGGAGCTTTTATCGAAGTATTACCATTCATACGAATTACTTTTATTTCACCAAATTGAGCAACTGTGTGATATTCTGTACCGTACTTCTTTCCCTTATCACTTATACCGCTTGAAGAGCCTCTTCCGCCCATTATTTTGACCTCCTGAATTTTTCCTGAAACGATTTGATGTTGATGATGTTTCCCATACATTCTTCGGGGACTCTGCCGTAGAAGATAATTGTTTCAGGCTGTAAGCGTTCAATCATTTCTTTGTAACCTTTCAAAAACAGTTCTTTTGATTCCGTACGGTTCTGCGTTCCAACACTTGATACGGCAACCGTACCACCCAAAGGCTCGCCGTCAAAACACCATTCAAAACTTTTTTCGTCGCTCCAACAAATTGTAGGTATTACCTCAATGCCGTAGAGTTGTAAATATGCACCTATCCAATGCTTGCGATAGTGGTTATAAATCTGCAACCCTGTCGGATAATCAGTGTAAAGACTGAAATCAGGCGATAATACACAACTGAATTTTTGTAGACTCTCAATATACCTGTCGGGTGTATTCCACAACCTCTGAAACTGGTAATCGTCAAGGAAAAAATGTACTCCGCAATCACTTTGCTTACTGCTTAAAATTTCGTTAAATCCAATGAATTTGTTTTCAGTAATTTTTGTAGGCTTGATAATCGGGATGTCATATTCTCCTGCACCTTCAAAAATCGTCCTTGTACTGTTTTCGTAACCTGTACCGCATTTGTCTTTATACATCAATTTCACCTCACAACACAAAACCGCCCTCAAACGAGAGCGGTCTGTGCGATTTTTTAGGGAGACATAAATGCCTATGTAGTTTTGTTGCTTTCTTCAGTTTACATTATATCACCCTGAAACCGAAAAACCGAACAACTTTTACCAATGGTGGCGGTTGCACATAATTCTTATGTTGTCGGGGGTATTGATTCCGCCTGTATCGACTGCAATCTTCGCCCAGCTGTATTTTAAGCCGAGGTGCATAAACAGGCAGTTTTCCACAAAATCATCCCGTGAGAGGCTGTTCAGAGCCGAGTTCCTGCGGATTTCAAGGTTCTGAATATCACGCTGAATATCGGCAATCTGCACCACCGCATTGCCCACTCTGTCGGATGTCTGACCTGACGGGACAATTCGTTCGCCCAGCGTTACCGCCGTGTTGTCTGCCTCAGCCTGAATCCGTGCCATTTTCGCTCTGAGCCGTGAAATCTCTCTGTTAATGTCCTTAATCTCTTTAGCCGTCAATCCATATCTACCTCACTTTCAAGCCAATGTTTCGTGCAGTCAATGCAACTGCCATTGAATCGCTTTTCCATAGGACAACCGAAATATGGAGTTCCATATGGACAGGCAAAAAAACTCATACAACTCCGAGCCATTTCATCGATACTCATTGATTTGATTTTTTCAAAGTTTGTCATCGTTACTTACCTCTGCACATTATATACCAAGCTGATTACATGCACGATAAAATCCTTCTGCCCATAAATAAACACGAGGATGTATTCGTTTGCCACAATCATAAAGCCACTCAAAGTAATCAGTATCAAGTTCAGAACAAAAATCTACAATCAATTCTGACGGTATAAACTTGTTGCCGTAAATGCAGTTTGAAACTTCATGTTCAAGTTCTTCCCAGACATCATCTTCCGATTCCATATAACACGAACTATGTTCGCTATACGAAGATATTATTTCATCGGAATCAAAATCCTCAAGATTGTATTTAATACTCTCTACAACATTTTTTTCATCATAATAAAACAAATCTGATGCTGTTTGAATCTTGCTTATGTAATACCCAATATCATTTTTTACATAATTTTTAAGATCTGACGGCTTAATCTTATTATACCAAGTAGCAATGCTATCACCCAAATCACCGCTAACTATTAAGCTACCTCTTTTCTTATCTACTATGTAATTCACATAATAATCTCCGCTTCCATCAGCCCTTCGCCAATCAATAATTAGGTAACGGTCTGTGTCCTGAATAAGCGTTGCTTTGTGTGTGTTAAATTTCTCGCAGAATTTAGCGATTCTTTCTTTTGTCATTTTCTTCATCTCCTAAAAGTTCGGGATTGTCGTAGATATTGCCGATTACTTCAATTTGTTTCAAATCTTGATAATATCCAAACGATAAGGTTTCAAGTGTTGAATACACAAGACCAAAATACGCTGTTCCGTTTCTTTGTTCAAACACTACATTATGAACAGTATCACCATATTTTACAATATCCCCCTCAAAAATCTTCGTGCCGTTCTTGTCAGTCAAGCCTGTGTACTGTCCGACTGTGTCAGCGTCAATATGCCACACATTTGAGCTTTCGTTCTTGTATGGCTCTTTGATTACCAATCCTTTGGGTTCAATACTTAAAAAGCCGTACTTCCATTCGTTTCCGAATTTACCTCTGAATAATATTTCTCTCATCACTTAATTCACCTCTATTTCCAAATTAAGATAGCTTTCGTTATCTATCTCGTTTCTCAATTTCTGTCCATAGTCAATGCCTTTGTATTTTAATGCCATAGTCCTGTCGAACTCTTTGTGCATTTTAATAGAGGCATATTCTACATTGTTTTTGTATTCCTCGGTAAATTCTTCTGCCCCATCTTTAACATTTGCAATATATCTCAGGGCTTCAAGATTTAATTTATAAAGTCGCTTTGCTCCGAATCCGAAATGGCGACTCAATATTATGGAAGCAAGTTCCAGCCCGTAACCGATACCGGTATCAAACATTTCACCACGAATACGATCTTCGTGCTGTTTACTTCTTAATTTCCAGTTGCTTTTCATTTATCACAACTCCTTTTTGATTTAATATCGCATATTTTCTCTGTGCTTGCTTAATTCTCGCAGCTCTGCAGTCCTTGCAAATGTCATTACTTTTTCGTTCATAAAAGGTAATTCCACATCTTTTGCAGAATTGTGGTTCTATTCTATTAAATGATGTGCAGCTGTCGCAGTCTTTTTCGTTTGCCGTACAGCCGTTTATGTTATCCCAATAGGTACAACAATCTTTTTGCCAAAATTCAGCGTACTCACTCTCAACATTTGAGTTCTCTTTCGCAACACATTTAATTTCACCTGCAAGCATAGATAACAAGACTTTTACCTTCTCCTTGTCCTCATCAGACATAAACCTCTTGTATTTAATCGTCCTGTCCGGAAGATTATCGCCAAACTGACCATTGCCAATGTATGCTCTTACCTTATCAAGCCTTTCGGTCAAGTAATAGTCAAATACTCGACCTCTGATAGCTTTAGCAGATTTATCAAGCACATCTGACATTTCTTCATACTTATAGCCTGATTTAATCATTTCACCAAGCTTCTTAATTTCTTCAGCCGTCCACTTTATGTGATTATTTGCCTTAACCGGTCGCTCCTTAATACCAAGGTCTAATATTCTTCTCTGTATTGCTCCTTCCGTTCTATTAAGCAGTATCGATAATTCTCTATAGCTATATTTATGTTCAGCAAGAAATTTCTTAAGTCGCTCATCTTCAACAGCAGTCCAAGGTGATGTAATAAATTTATGGCTGTGCCTTATATCAGTTCTTCGCTTTTTATCAACCCAATCAGGTTCTACACCAAGATAATACTTTTCAAATTTGGAGAAATTCAAAAAGCTCTGATTCTTGTATGCCCATTCCCAAAATTCATCAATATAAACTACCTCAAACTTTTCTTTCTGCCTGCAAATCGTATGTAGAGGAAGGCCTCTATTTTGTGCCCAAGAAATTTTGATATAACCTCCGCTACTTTGATTACCATAAACAGCTTCGCTCAAATATGATAAAGTTACATATCTATCTCCACAGCTTAGAAAAGCTCCAAGCTTTAATTTATTAACTTTGTTAAGTACCGAATAAACAGAGCGTGATAAATGTTTTGTAATGTTTTTTACACTAACATTTCCCCACGCAGATGTTAAATACTCAACTTCTTCTGTTGTCCAATTTCGTCTCATTTTGTATACCTACAACACCAGCCCGTACCTATCTGCTCTGAATACGGACACTTTTTGCAGCAATAAACGCATATGTACAAACCTTTTTCAGAGTACGGGCATTTCCGTATGCTACACGGATGATATTCGTGTTTACACTTTCGACAAACCTGCAATTTCATAATCAATCACCCAATTGCAGATATTTTTCAATTGTCTGCTTTGCTGATGTACTGCCATAACATACCTTTACGGCGTATCCGCACCGCGAAAGATTCTGCAACCATTTATCCTGATGTTCAGAAGTCTTATTGTTGCCGACTTTAAGCTCAATATATAAGCCGTGATATTTACCTTTTTGGCACAGCAAGGCATAAATCTGGAACACCTGCCCTAACTCCTTGCCTTTTAAGATGTGCGGCTTCGGCTTTATCTCTTCTGCCACCATTTGGAACAGCGTACAGCATTGAAAGTTCAGGATGTATTTTCATTTGCACACATTTATCCACCCATTTAATGAGTTTACATTGCTCCTGTGCTTCAGACATCATTTTCATTTCCTCTCGTAAAACGGTAATTCTTATTTTTATCGGCTTTAATAAAAATTTTCGGATTAGCCATTTCTGAAATTCTACTGCCTAAAGCCTCATCAATCTGCGAAATCTGTTCAAGTGATAATTCAGATGTTATGATAGTCGGCAATCCTTCATTGTATCTGTAATTGATAATCTTAAATGTAGCATTGACATCAGCTGTTGAGACAAAATCGCCCCTGCGAGTTTTAAAGAAATCATCAATGTAAAGAATTTCCGCTTGCTTATATGAATTTATGAGAGCTTCATACACCTCTAAATTACTCGATGCCTGCTTGATTTTGGTAATATCATCCTGCCAAAGCATATATTTAGGTGCTTTGCCTTTTTTGAGTAATGCTCCGACAATAGCCGTACATATATGTGTCTTTCCACAACCGGGCTGACCGCCGAAGAAGAACCAATCAGAGCATTTGTCAATGTACTCATATGCTTTATCTTTCACATATTTCTGCCAATCTGAGGTTGTCTTGTAACTTTCAAAAGTATATCGTTTAAAAAGTTTTTGAAGACCGCTGTTCTGCATTCTGTGAAGTTCATCTCGAATTTTCATACAATCACATTTGCAAGCAACCACATCATATGTAACCTGCCCGAAAGGCGTTTCGCCTGCCTTTACACGGTAAATATAGCCTCGGTTCATACATTTCTCGCACTCATAGCCAATGAGCTTACCGGGTGTTGAGTTAAACACTTTTGCTTCTTGTTCGGCTCTTTCTCTCGGAGTGAGTTCTTTAGAAGACTTTCTCGCCCGTTGGATAATTTCCTCCGCTCGCTGTGGTGACATTATTCTTGACATTATCGCTTGGATTGAATCCATATCCTACACCTCCTCTGTCTTGGACCTTATTAAGCCATTTAGTAATGAACCCTTTAATGCCGGTTCTTGTTTTTCTCCTGCTCGGATTAGCTTCGAGCCACCCCAACATCGAACGCAATTGTTGTTCTACATCAACAGCAGGATACAAAATTTTGTAGTGCTGAACATCAGATTTTGAAACTGGATAATTACTCTTATCGTTCAAAGGTAATGTAATAAAAATATTTTCACCGGCGGTGTCGGCTGCATTTGCAGACGGCATCGCATAATAATTATTTCTATTTACTTTACTTTCCTTTACTTTACTTTTCTTTGTGTCGTTCTCGGAGAGATTATGTTCATTCTCGGAGAGATTATGCTCATTTTCAGGTATAACTATATAAGCCTTTGTTTCTTCCGTTTTCAAAAGCCAATATAATCTATTTATTGTGCGACCTCGCACGGAGCGTTTTTCGATAGCGTACATATATCGTTCTTGCATCATTTTGTTGGTCAGTATGCTCTCCCTATCAAACAGCCCGTTATCAAACAGCCCAATTCGTAAGCAAAGCTTAACTACCTGATTTACCGTATCTGATTTAATTCCACCGCTCATTCGTTTCGCTATCGTGGCAGCACTGGTTTCTTCTCGCCACTCATAATAGTAACCATTTGTTGCATAAGCTTTGGTACAAATCCAAAAAAATACTCCAAAGCCGTCCCAACCCTGTGCATCAATAAGCACATCAAATCTCTCATCATCATCGAACAAGTGAACATCCCAAGCCGCAAAGTCAAGCCCTCGCTTTGGTTGTCCAGCCATTCACTGTATCACCTCTTTCTTTTTGTATTAAGTTTCAGCTTTGTACAAAGATATTCATCAAGCTCTATACCGTAGATTTTGTACTTATCAAACAGCTCTTTTTCGTGCCGATGTGCTTCATCGTGGTGCTTTCTGCAAAGGCATATAGCTTTTAATCCTATATGTACAATCTGTTCCCTATCTCGCCCCATACCAATTCTGTCAACATGATGAACTTCACCTGTTGCATTGCATATTGCACACTTACGATTTTCAAGACAACTGTACAAGTATCTGCCTATATCATCTGTAACATTAAGCAGAGTATCTCTTGTTCCGATATTTTGGTAGAAACAAAAATCTATCAGATAGCTTATGAAATCTCTTGCTACGCTTTTTTCGCAATCAGACAGCGAAAAGTATTCAATGCCAAATTCACCGCAAAAATTAAACTTGAAATATTCTTTAATCCATTCGGGATTATCTCCGCACCAAAATGCTATATCTCTGATGATTGCGTATATTTTTCTTCGCTGTTCGGCAGAAATCGTGCGTCCGTCAACAATTCTGAGTTCAATTTCATGTACTTGTTTCTGTGCAAGTTCTCTGCCGATACGCTCATGCGGTCTTACTATTAAGTTATATCCGTCATAAGATACTATGTTCGCTGATGTAATCATACTAAGTCCTCGTGTTGGTGCATATAAACGAAGAAACTGTTATTACCCATATTTTGATACAACCATTCATCGCACTTTTCTTTGCTCAAATGTGTACGAAGAACTCTATCTTCGTACACATATTGACCTTTCAATCGTTTATCTTTTATTCGATTAAGTAATTCTGTTTTTGAGTAGTTAGCTTCTACAAGATACAAATCGTAGTTCTTAGCTGTTATATGAGCGATTTCCGATGTATCAGTTGCGTATATAACTTTATATATCCCCTGTTGAGTGTTGAAGTGTAACTTCCAGCCGATATTAGGAACATCATGCCGAAGTGGTACTGCTGAAAAAGTAATATTGCTGATTGAGTACCATTTATCCTGAGCGACTATGAAAGAATTGTATTGAAAGGAGGTATCACCTAATAAAAAAAGCTTTTTGCAAAGATAATTGGGGTAAATTATCCGAATACAAGGGTGTTCGGACAGCAGTCGCTTTAGAGTAGCAACATTACAATGGTCTCCGTGTTGATGAGTTAAAAAAACATATTTAACTCGGTCAACCACTTCACACTCAACAAGTTTGCTGAACGGCACTCCGCAGTCAATCAAGACCTGACCGTCAAGAAAGACTGCGTTGCCCTTAGAGCCTGTGCTTATTATCTCTAAATCAATCATTTCATTCTGCAAGATCATCAATAGAGAACTGTTCTTCATCCGGTTCAGATGAAGATGAATTGTAAATTTCAGGTGTTTCAGCAGGAACTTCTGCATCGATCATAGTATCGGTGTCATAATTGGGAGTTCCGTCAGCATTGATAATATGATTATCAGCTTCATATGCTGTCTGCATTTCAACACTCATAATACCCCATTTGCTTATAAGCTGTCTGAGCATTGTCTTTTTTGCCATAGCATCAAAATCCTTTGCCCAAAAAGTGTAACTTGTACCCTTATTGACATCGCTTGCATATCCGGCTGAATACTTTAATGCGTGCTGTTTCATCTTATCCTTACTCCAGTAAAGAGCCTTTTCAAAGCCATTTACATAGCGAAAATAAGCATAGTATCCGATAGTTTCGGCAGATTCACGCTCTGTTTCATCTTCAATCATTTTAATTGCTATTTCCTCGGTGAGTGGGTCCCAGTTAAGTAGTTCGCCCTCTTTTACTTCTACAACATTAAGTCTTTTATACTGACCACTACGAATAGCGAGCTGTATGTATCCACGATAGCCAAGAACAAATGTAGCTGTTGTACGCTTATTCTTTCTGTCCTTAAACGGGACCATATAATACTGACCGAGCTGTGGTGACGGAGGAAGTCCGAGAGAGTGACCGCAAAGAGCCGCCGAAAGAATTGTAGCTGCATCGCATTCTTCGAGTGCAGGATTTGTACTCACCACAGAAGTGATAGCCGCCGTAAATTTCTGAATTTCCTTCGGGTCTTTCATTGAGTTTGAAAGACTTTTCTGAAAAGCCTGTGTCTGGAGCATTGACGAAAACTTCGGCTTTCTCTGCTGAATCTGATTGTTTTGATTATTATAATTACTCATAGCGTAATCCCCTTTCGTTGATTAACTGCTTAACAGTGAGTGCAAAATCTTTAAGCTGTGATTTTGTACCGTAAACCTTGAATGACAATGACAGAACTTTTTCATCTTGCTGTGGCTGTTCTGATATTTCTTCAACCGGAGGAGCAACTTCTTCAGGCACATTTGCAACAAACGGTTCATATTCGTCAAGAGTGTTGCTCACAGCCTGCTCGGCTTTTTCACGCTCTGCTCTTTCGGCTTCTGCCCTTGCTTTTTCTTCTTCAATAGCCTTGTACCTCTCGGTTACGGAAGTTATTGCAACCGATACATTCAAAGACCGCTTATACTCGTACAGGATTTCGTCCTTGTGCTCCTGTGTTGCGATAAGCTTTAAGTCATCCATAATCTTGTCAAGGTTATCCTTTATTGATTTGATAGACGCAAAACCTTTTATAAGTCCTCGCAAATGTTTATAAACCAATGTGAAAATGGCTTAAAATCAAGGTTTTCCGCATATCTTCATTTTTCTTGTCATATCTCCGCATAAGGTGTTTTTGTAAGACCGGGCACCATTTTAGCACCACAGAATATAAGGAGGACGACATGAAAAACGAACTTTTGACTAAGGGTATTATACTTCCGTCCGGCGAAATCGGCAAGAATAAGATAAACCTTGTCGCCGGGGCAATCACGCAGCCGTTCGCGGAAATGGTATGGGTAACGACAGGCGGCGACATGGAAACAATCAACCGCCTTACCAACGTACTTGTAACCATGAACAACCCCACCGACCGGGGCAAGCTGTTCAAAATCATCAAACTGCTTTATGGGCTAATGGGCTTGCCTTTTTCAGAGGAAGCCGAGCCTATGGACGCAGACCCCGACGTTTTGGAATACTTCATCTTTTCTTTCATGGCAGACTTTGGAGAAGTCATGCAAGAACTGATAGCAGAAGAAATGAAATAGCGACCCGCACAGCGGCGTTTCTCACTCTCTCACTGGGAGAACAGGAACGCCGCTATTTTTATGCCCTCATGTTACGCAGTAGGGGCAAAAAAAGCCTTGATTTATCGGGCTTACAGAACGCAAAACAGAGGAAGCAAGGAAAAGATACCTTACCCCTCAAAATCCGCGTTCTACTGCGCAACAAATCTAAAGCAAAGGAGTGATGAAGCTATGGCAGTTTTCCGTGTGGAACGCAACACAGGCTACACCGTAATGAGCAACCACCACTTACGCAACAAGGAGCTTTCCTTAAAGGCAAAGGGGCTGTTATCTCAAATGCTGTCCCTGCCGGAGGATTGGGACTATACCCTTGCAGGGCTGTCCTACATCAACCGGGAAAGTATCGACGCTATCCGTACCGCCGTTTGGGAGCTTGAAAAAGCCGGATATATCACAAGGC